TGTGGCAAATCCAGAAACTATTCTGCGCTCTTCATCGACTTTGAAGAACGGTACGGACAGACTTATACGGTCGCCGTCACTATGCCAATAAGATTTAGTTATTTCCATCTCAAATAAATTCTATCAAGGTAATCAATTAATACAAAATTTTATACACAACTATTGCACAGACCTTCCATCGCCTTGTGGATTTCTAGCCTCTCCGTCAATGTCTGGTTGGGTTGCTTGACGCGCTTGATCCCTTCTTCTGTTTCCTGTGGCTTGAGCAGTCTGTTCTGCCGCTGCACGGGCATTAAGAACTACTGGGGTATCGCCTCCATCTAGTGCTGGCAATCCCTTCTTAGCCCTAATTTCGTTAGGAACAATAACTTGCATTCTAAGATATCTTTCGTCAATCTTAGACTGCGTATCCTCATCAGTAAGACTAAGTTCATTAAACTTAAGAGAAAACATATCTGTAAATTCACGAATAATCTTATTTATTTTTTTCTCAAAGTAGTCCTGGGTTGGCTTAGTTACCTGTTCGCGGAAGTTCTTGTCTGCGTCCCTTGCCGCTGCCAAAGACACTCCAGAGCCCATACTTACTTTAGTTACTGGAACTCTATGAGCCATGAGTATTTCATCTCGGTTTTCAAGTCGGTAGTTTCTAAAAGAGGAGTCCTGAACTCCAGCCTCAACTGGCTCCATCTTAAATTCCACCTTTGTATTTCCATCATCTGCTGGAAGTGGAATATATAAAGATCTGTGATTCTTTCCTTTTAATCCTGTCTGGAAAAATTCAAGAAGTTTTCTTTGAGAATCATTAGAAAGTTTAGCACCCTTTACTACAATAATGTACCTAGGAACAGCCTTATTCTCAAAGTAGTCCAGGTTAAACTTGGACGCAAACTCGTCCCCTGCCAGAGCGGGTAATGCTGGGATGATATCTGGCACTCCATAATAATTATTTGTAGGAGTATACTTTTTAAAGTGGACTACTTCGTTTGGACGAGGATCGCTTCCTAGTGGATCTGAAGTAGATGTATCTCCATAATTTCTAAAGAAAACAATTTTATTGTTTACTATTTGAATAAATCCATCTCTATTTCTTCTTACTCTCATGTTAGAAGATGGAATATGACCAATATAACCAATAGTTCCATCGATCTTTCGACCAATTTCCATATATCCGTTACCAGTTGCATCATAATCAGTAAGAATTTTTTTCATGGTTTCTGTAAAAGATTCATCTTCGTTTAAATTATCAATATCTTTCTTCAAACGAGTTTTTGAACGAGAAATCTTTCTTCTTAGAAAATTAAGTCTTTCTGAATCATTGTCATCTATTTCTTCTATTTTATCTTTAGTTTCATCTGTTTCAATAAGATCGTATCCTAATCCAACAATGTTAGATACTTTAGCATCTACTGCGGCATGGTGAGGGGATGAAACTTCATAGACTCTTGCTAAATAATCCATGTTATATGGAGGCTCAACTGCCTCAAACATGACGTACCCAGTTACATCTGGATCTTCTATTTTCTTAGATTTTACACCAGATACTCCTTGATGAAACTTTTGTAGGCTTCTAGATGTTTTTCTTTTAAAGTTTGATGATAGGCCAGAATATTTTTTTAATTCTTCTGCTGGCATAAGAAATGGATCTGTATGCTCATCCTGTGATGAATAAAACCTAAAAATATCACCAGAAGAAGTTATTTGAATTTCTTGTGACTCTTCATCTTCTACATATTCAAATGACATTACTTAATAAGTCCTTTTTGGTGATTCATTAATTCATCTCTAGCAGCACCATAATCTAATTCATCGGGTATAAGACCCCACTCAAGTCTCTGCTTTTGATATTCATATTCTTCGTCTGTTACTCTACGGTGTCCTGATAAAAATACTGGCTTGCCTTCTTCTATTCCATATGATTTAGCAGCATCAGTTAACATTTTTATTTTGGCGCGGTCCCCGCGCTTTGCTGGTATATTAAGGAAGTTTTTGTCATCATCTGCGACAATACTGCCGTCTGGCATCTCCCATAGGTACATTCCGTAGTCAGTTTCTTCTATTATTCTTACTTTTGGCATACTAAAATTGTACCATTTATTAAATAAAAGTGTGAAATATTTACAGTTTTACTCAGGAACAGATATGTTTTGCCATCTATTTTCTATTGCTTTAATCTTTGGAAGAGTGGTCATTTCAAAGTACTTTCCTCCATCAATAGATACTGATTGAACTGGTGATTGATTGTCTAATAATGAAATTTCATCATCCTCTTCACATACAATTTTTACTCGTCCTATAAGTGCTTGATTTTTTAAATCTAGATAAATAGGAACAGAAGATGGCAGATTTTCATTTATTGTTAATTCCCCTATAGACCCAGACATTCCATTTAATCCCGACCTATCAGATCCTATAAATATGGTATCTGGTTCTGTTGTTCCAAAGTCCACCGCTATGTGGTAGAAGTCTTTATCCTTTAATTGTGTATTAGAGTTTGCCACTACTCCATCTACATATAAAGTAAATGTTCCAGTTTTCTGCAGCCCTCCCGATGTGTATGTTAATTTTTTATTTATAGATGATGGAGTATCTATTATTGTAAATGTTTCTGTTGTAGGAATAGAATCTAATTTAATTATAAAATCTACAAACCTTATAGTTATTAGTCCAGAATCATCATATGGATAGGTTACTCCTCCACTAGTTTTTTGATTAATAAATTTAATTCCTAGGTTATCTGGCTTAGATAGAAAAGAAGATGATTCTGTATTTATAACATATGGCTCTATTTTTACTTCTGATGAGGATGTTGGTATTGGGGATATTGTATATAATGCATTTTCTGATGCAATCTCAACATCTTGATACAGAACTAGATAAAGATTATTAAAAATGGCTAAATCATTTTCAGAGTCATCAGTAAATAAATCTATTTTTATATTTATTGGATCGTTATTTTCGTAATCAAGGTCGGGCACTATTGTATTTGAATCAACTTGTACATTGTTTACATATACTGTGGAATTTTTAGATGCAGTATTATATGTAACATAACTAGATAATATAGGTTCTGTAGGTGTAAATGAATAGTACCATTGCCCCCGCTGAGATACTTTTAAATCTCCTAATAACTTTAGAGTATATTTTCCTACTTCTGTAAAATTAATTTGAGAAAAGTCTGTTGCCTGATCTACTGTAAAATTTTTAATTTTTCCTGCTAATGGGGTATCTCCTGAAGAACTATTTCCTAAGTTAAAAAATGGGTTTGATGAAATAGCAGGAAATGGATATTGATAAGATAATTCTTGACTATTAACCTTTAATGAAACCAATTGATTATTAATATTTAATGCAACATTATGGTATGAAGAAAAATTAGTTATTGTAGATGACTGTAAAATATTTTCTTCTGTTCCGTCAAGATATATTAGGGACAAGGTAATTTTTTTATCTTCAGACTTATATAGTCTGCATGATTGATAGTTATCTAGTGGTCCAAATTCTAACAAAGTCTCTTCCTTTGCAGAATTATTTATTTGTTCTAAAACTTTTGATTGAAGTCTGATACAAAAATTTGAGTTGTTAATTGACTTTTTTATATCTACTAAATTTAAATATGTAGAATCACCTAAAGAAAGACCTTCGCTATTCAATACATATTGATCTCCTGTAATTATAGGATTTCTATACTCAAATAATTTTATGCTATCTTCAAACACTTCAATATTGTTTGATAGAGAGCCAGATAAAACATCTGGGGACGTTAGTAGCACTTTTTGTTGATTAAGAATTGGAGAATAGGAAAAGTTAAAGTAGTCTGCACCATACACAGAAGATATTTCTTTTATTGAAGGTAAATATTTGCTCCACGCAGATCTTCTATTTATTTGATCATTAGAAATTACATAAGAATATAGTGCGAGGGCATTGATAAAGAATGACATAGATGCATTGGCAGAAGGTCCAATTACTATATCTGGTGCAGATGTGTCTGGTAAAAAGTAATCTGTGCCTAATAGTATTTTTTCAATACTACTATTAACTACTAATGTAAGAACTCTATTTTCGTATGAAATTGCTACATAATTAGATGAGTCCCAGGTCGGTATCGGCACAAATACTTGTTGTGAGTTCGCCTCTAGGTATACTTTATCTGATTTTACATAGCATTTTAAAAAATTTCCTATTGTAATAAAAGAATGCTCATCCTCTATAGAAGAGGAGTCTATGGAAAAGAAAAACTCTATTGTAAAATTTTTATTTTCGGTTCCCCTAAAAAATAATCCGTATACATTATCTATATTGGCTGTTTGAGTGTTTGTAAACTTTATAGATTTAATGCATCCAGGAATTATTGGTTTATACTCGTCTAATATTCCAGAAATATTGATATTATTTGATCTTATAGATAAGTCTTGTATTTGCGTTGATCCAGCATCATACATATCTCCATATGCATCACTATATATTATATTATTTGTTGTTTCTGATCCTCCAGAAAACTCCCAATAGCCATATGGGTTTTCTGAAAGAACTATCTGGGAATATGACATGTATTAATTATACCAAGTCGGGTTAATTATGGATAACTGATTATTTTAAGATGCAATATTCACTAAAATCTATCATGCAGACGCCACAAATAATAGTTCCTACTACGCCACCTAAAGATGGAGCATCGAATACTATCCCGTAGTTTTCACAATATTCTGTGTGACAATAACCTTCATGTAAAATTTCTATATCGTCTGGTGTATAATTTGTCATCCTAGAGAACTCCCTGAAGTCATTTGAACTGCCCAAACATCTACTACTCCCTGATTAATATTTCTTCCACCCGATACTGACATTCTTGGACCGTTATTTTGAACCCATAGTCCAATTGAAGATGTTGATACTGAATATGGCAAAACATCGAAGTAGTTGTCTCCAGATACACCATTATATGTTATATTCATTTCTTGACAAGAAACAATAGGGGGCTGAGTAAATCTTCCAGATGGAAGAGTAACAGTCATTACAGTACCTGTTGCCCCATCCTGATATGGAGGTAAGTTAAATCCAGGATTCCATACGGCCCTAATGGTTGCTTGTGCATATATTCCTGAGCCAGAACTAGAAACTGCAGTATCAACATAAGATTTAGTTGCTAGGTGACCATTTTGTGTTGGAGTTGATGCAGAAACTGTTCCACTAAACGTAGCAGATGTTCCAGATAAAGTTCCTGTTAATGTGCCACCACTTAGAGATAGTTTATTAGATAATCCTGTATTAATATTTGTTAACTCTGAACTTATATCATTATGATCTTGAATATGTCCTGAGTCACCTACAGAAACCTGATCTGGAATTGGCATATTTTAATTATACCAGAATACGGGGCAAATGTATCTCTCGGCACCCTGTGCTGGCTTAGGATCGTGAACATATGGCTGGGTGGACGGAAATAATATCATACTTCCAGCCTCTGGCTTTATTGAAAATCCTTGATTTGGAAACTCTAATTCTCCGCCACGATAATTATCATTAAGATAAAGTACACCAGAAATATGTGCCCCACTCATTTCATCAGTATGAGGACCCATAAATTTACCTTCATCATATTTAGATATTGAAATAGGAGATTGTCTTCCTAAATTAATATTTTTATTTTTTGCATAAAATGCTCCAGCCAGTCTAATGGCTGATAAAATAGATCCATATACAAACTTTGATTCATCAGAAGAAGTTGGATAGTGCTCAAAATTTATTCTTTTTGTTTTTCCAAAAGTGTAACCTCCGTCTGAAGAATCCCATGGAAACCAACTACTAATAAGATCCAACTCTGAAACATCCTGCTCTATTAATTTAATAATATAATCTGGTCTACTAAGTAGACCTTTATAATAATAAATATTCTCAGAATATATTTCTGGTTCATTCAATAGGCTACGCAAATTTATTACCCGACTCCCATTGCTCTCTTTGTTTTTCTTGTTCTTTTCTAACAGACTTTAATTCTTCTTCCCACCTTGATTTAATGTCTTCTGAATATTCTATTTCTTCAAAGTCCCAGAATGAAACCATAGTATATCTAGTTCCTGCAACTATTTCACTAACTCCATGTATATTTTCGTGCCCTCCTGGAAAAACGTAATATGAATATGCATTTGGCTTAAATGATAAGTAAGGTTCTAAATCATTGTCCTTGCTGCAGAAGTAGAGTTCTCCTCCACGGTAATTGTCATTTAAATATAAAACTCCAACATATTTATTTATTTCAAAGGCGTTGGGGTTGCCATCATGATCTGAGTTATCTGAATGTGGGCTAGCGAATCCTCCTACCTCCCACTTTTGAGCATGTGACGTATTTGGCCTTACCTTTCTTCCAAATACTTTTTCGACCGCCTCCTGATATTTATCCCTAAGTTCATTAAAAAAGTTTCCTGGAAGTCCAAATTTTTCTACAACAGCAGAATCGCTTAAAATGCCTTTACCTAAAGATCCATAAAAAGCGATACCTCCCCAATCTACATTGCAATTTTCAAAAAAGTCTATCATTTTAGGTACTACTTCAGGATCGATAAAATTAGGTATCTCAACTATTTTATTAGTATCTATCCCTAGCCTTGTCTCCTCTATTTTTTCATTCTGTAAATATATGAACTTAGATTCATCAATATAATCAATTATTCCGTTCCGCATAGAATTATTATACATTATTAGGCACCTTTATTTTTTTTCTAATAGAACTAGAGATGCTATACCTAATATTTGTTTTTACTGGATTTACCCCATGCTCACAATGCTCTTCGGAACTGTGTATAATTAAATCTCCTGCTACTGGCTTATAAACAATATCCTGCTTAGTATAAAAAATTTCTCCACCCTGGTAATCATCATTCAAATAGATGACTACTCCGTAAACGCTATCATCAACTAATTTAAAAGGCTCATCATTTTTAAGAGAAGAACTTAATTCTCTAATTGATAAAAAGTCATGATTGTCTGAATGTATCCCATGTTTTTGATTAACTGTAAGTCTATTTACACCTCCAATTTGATGTACAAATAGTTCTTCAGTAAGCAAATCTTGAAGCCTCTGTGTGAACTTGCCTATATCTTGCATTAACTCAAGCCTGCCGTGTCCTTCAGGGTGGTCACAGTTCCATCGACTTTCATCTACAGAATTTATTTTATTTATTAAATAAATAATTTCATCTTTAGATAAAAAATTATGATAAACCCAAATATCTTTTCCGATACTTTTAATTAATGGGTTATTGCTAAACATTCTTTTCAAACTTTGTTGGTTCTGGCAAGACTACCGACTTTTCATTTTTAAATAGAGGCTGTAGCCATTGATTAATGTCTTTTTGACGTTCTTTATTTTCTTTAGTTCCATAGTTATAAAAAGATCCTGGATTTTTTTCTGGACTAAGAGAAAAATTAGAGAATGTGTACCTTACTCCACTCTTTACTGGTCTAACCCCATGCTCATGAGATTTTAATGCTCCATGAATAACTAGATCTCCTGGTTGTACTGGAATCTCAATATTTTGATTTGGATAATAAATTTCACCGCCAGTAAACTCGCCAAAGTACACGCAGGCTCCCCAGGAAAGCACACAGCATGTTGCCCAAACATCTGGAACAGTAAGTTCATCTGTCATTTCTTCACCTGGACTGTCACAATGCGGAAGCATCTGTGCCCCAGGGCCAAAGTAAAGCATACTAGCCATAGGGTGAATAACATACTCTGGATATAGAAATTCTGAGACTTTATCCCATACTGGAACAAGTTCTGGGATAAATTCTGTTACTTTAAATTCAATCTCATCGAACCAATGGTTAGAAAGTTCTAGTACAGGACTCTTAGAGTTAACTAAGTCTACCTGATCCTTAGATATAAAATTCTTATACCAGAAAATTTTTTCTTCTAACTGAATAATATTAGGGTCATCTTGGAACATAGTATAATTATATCTCAACTTTCTTCGTTTTTAATATACTGATATTTATCAGATGTTTTTATTTTATGAGTTCCATCACAATATGGATATATTTTAGACCTACCACATAGACATTGCCTAGGAATATTAATATCTTCTTCCTTCTTCAATTCTTTTCCTCTCCATCTCTGCCCAGACTTCTTCGCCATATCTTTCTTGATTTTTAAGCCATCCCGCAGAACCTTGATATGGCACTTGATAAAAACACCTAATTAAATATTTATCTACTTTTTCTACCTTTTTAACTGCATGTAAATACATATTCCCTTCAGACAATAAATTGGGGTGACTGGAGGGAAAGACCATCACATCACCCATTTTTGGTTTATAAGTAAACTGATAGTCATTAACAATAAAGTCTAAATCTCCTCCATCATAGTCATCATTTAAATACATGGTACATGTGAGAACAAATTTATTACCTGGCATATCTTCTTCAATTCTTACAAAATCCGTGTGATGCATCATTACATTTTCAGAAGAATGTGGGTCATTATCATTAAAATATCTAGAGTATGACGGACCCATTATGACCCAATCGTCGCCTTTCTTTTCATCGTACACGCTCAAAAAGTGGTCTGTAGATATATGGAAGGCATTTAAAATATTCTCTGCATGTTCGTAATGATTGTAAAATTTATCATCCCGTTGATCAGGTGAAACAGAGCCCATAAGGTATTCTGGCAGAGGGGTTTGATTTAGATACGTTCCAAAAATGGACCAGGGTATCCATTCAGTAAAAACTTTACTGCTTCCTGGATTAAGTTCAGATTCTTTAAGTATTTCAACTAAAGACTCTGGATCTTTAATCAGATTTCGGTACACATGAATTCTTGGATGCAAAACTTCCCAGTTTAAATCATTCATGACTGTTCCTTGTGAGATAAAATTGTCCAAAAGAAGGGGACGGTGTATCTTATTCCTGACTTAATCTCAGTTACCCCATGAATATAATTTTTATCTCCTGGAAAAAAATATGCTGCCCCAGCCTTTGGTTTAAACTGAACATCCTGATTTGGAAAATAAAGTTCTCCACCTTCGTAATCATCATTTAAATAAAATAAACCAGCAAGATCGTACCAAGGGAAGTCGTTAGGCGTACCAGCATCTGGCCCATCATGTAGTTCCTTGTCTGCATGTGGCATCTGCAATTGTCCTGGTAACCATTTAACCATGGCAGGATTGGTAGGTAGTGTGTCTACATGAAAGAATTTATCTACCTCTACCTTTAACCTAGCAACCATATTATTAATAATAGATATTATTCTTGGATTTGTTTTTTGAATATTTGGATAAGTAATTACTCTATCTTCCCAGTACGAGGCATCATATATTATTGTTCCATTTTCATTATAATGAGTCTCTGTTATGTCCCAAACTTGATTATTTCTTATAAACTGATTAAGTTCTATTAACTCTTTATCTGTAATAAAATTTTCAAGTGCGACTATGTTGTTTTTAGAGTCTCCAAAAAAACCGGACGGAGTTATTGATTCTGGGTTTATAGTATTAAAATTTGCTATATCAGTCATATTTTTATTATACACCCCTAAGAATACTTTCTTCTGTGCCATGTTTCGTTAAGATAGATCCCACCATTTGGCTTTCTATATTTTTTGCTATTCTTTAGATTTCGTCTAACTATTTGTTTTTCATCTAACTCTATATACTCTGATTCCCAATCATCTCTTTTAAAGGGTAGTAGTTGCATGTATGGAGTACCCTCTAGAATTCTTCCTGACCATCCAGTTCTTATAAAGAATGGCATTGTTCCTGGTATATCTACAGAATCATTATCTACTATTCCAGATGTATTTATAAAAGGAAGATCAAATCTATTAAATGGATGTGAGTAAAGAACACTATACCCATCTGGTACTGAGGGTGCCCAGTCTGGAAACCAGGCAAAATGGTTGCTTCTGTATCCTTCTGGTTGCATGAATCCAGGCATTTCATTTCTGTATTGAATAAAGTCCTGATACATAGGATTGTCTATCCTAGCAATTAAATTTCCATCTGCCTCTACAAAGTCTATGTCGCATGGAGTTCTTAAAACGTATCCAGTACCCATAATGTCATATATCGCTGGGCAAGCCTTCCATGTTGGTATTTTACCGCCCTCATGGTCTTTATACTCAACTCCATTTGAATCTTTTGCGTATCTGTCATAATCTTTATACCAACTAGGAATATTTTTTATAGTTGGTATTGGAGAACTGCTACTCTTAGATGTAAGCCATGGCCTATTTGATACAAAGTTAATCTTCATTTACTACCTTCATAACAATTTTCTTAACTTCATGCTCACCATATTTATCTCCACGATGGTCTATTGCATTTCTATAGAAATGTGTCCATTCACCCTTAGAATTAAGTTGTTGAGATACATCTCCACGTTCTCTAATAAGGTTGTTCCATTCTTCATCTCTCATAAAATCAGGAAGACCATTTTTAACAGTAAGTGTCATGTCATTAATTTTATTTAAAAATACTGGCATAACTGATGCTACTATAGTTCCAGCCTTTATCAATATTTCTTCATTAGGCTTATTAATCATTAGTGCTATTGGCAAAGATCCAACTAGTGCCGTAGAACTGACTATAGTACTCATGCATTGATAGCCATCTGAAAAAATATTTGGGGGAGGCATTGTTAACAGAGAAATATTTTTATATGGAGAGAAATAAATGCCAGTATCAAAACTTACTGTGCCGTTGGCTCTTCTAGATGAAACAAAATCGCCACCGCGTAGAACTCTTACATGCTTGTCTTCTGATGAATATGTTCCATCCCAAATAAAAGAAATGTCAACATCGAATGCTATCCCGTAACCCAATCTATTAGCCATCGATACTGGAAAACATTGATACGCATGTCTATCGAACGTGTCTTCCATCCAACTTCTCTGCATTGGCAATTGATCTATTAAGGCGTGTGAGTTTTTATCTTTATATGCTACTAAATCCACTATGTTCCTGTTTCATCATAAAAATCTGGCTTATGAAATTTTTCAGAATAATCAAGCATGGTTACGATTGAATGCTTAATTCCTGACTTTACTGGCATGGCCGTATGTGGATACATGTAGTTAGAGGGGAAAATAAATAAATCTCCGGCAGTTGGCTTTATAGTTAATCCTTGTAGCCTAAAATTAATTTCTCCACCTTCATAATCATCGTTTGGATATCCAACTAAAGAAACTACACAATTGTAAGAATACCCATGATCATGATGCTCTTGGAAGTGTTGACCAGGACCATATTTTACAAAGTTCATAGCCTCCCAGTATCTTAACTCTCCAAGGCGGAAGTGATTTGCATAATGTTTTACTGATTGAAGGCTATTGTCATACACGGACTGCCAAACATCTTGTAATTTTAGACTAGCAGAACTTCTATCTCTTTCAATGTCTGTTTTTTTAAATTTAAAGTCTAAACAATCTCTATATTCAGGAATTTTCATTCCGTATCCCACCATTGCTTCAGAATATCTATATGGATTTCTGTCATTATAAAGCACGGACTCAAGTCGTTCTATAGAGTTTAATGGTATAACGTCGTGGTATACAAATATTCCTGGTCCAACCTCATCTATAGATGACCAAGTTTCTTTTGAAACTTTATAGTAATCTTGTATTTTTTTGTGTAATTCATTAGCATCTTCAGTAATCATTTTTCCCTTAATAAACTAATTGATTATCTTCTTCACGATACTGATAGTATCTAAGATTTCCACGACTGTTATAGTCTGTCATTATCACTATAGCATATTTAGTGCCAGAAACTATAGGTTTTGAAGCATGTTCGTAAATATATGTTGATGGGAATATCACAAGATCCCCCGCCTCAGGCTTTACCTCTAAGTCAAATCTAGGGAAATAAATTTCTCCGCCCTCATAATTATCATTAACATATAAAACCATAGATACTGTAGATACATATGCTGGACCATGATCTACATGGATATTAAAATGTTTATTAATACCATCATATTTAACAAAGTTAAACACTTCGAAATATGATATACCTACACCCCAGTACCTTGCATAATCTTGTGATGCAGGGTAAAGTGAATCGAAAACCTTCTGATGCATATCATATAATTCTTTATTGTTAGAGTTTCTTGGACCTAGATTGTTATGTCCTATTTTAAAATCTAAACAATCTCTAGCATTCAATAGTGGGTTATCAGATTCTGTAACGTGTGCCTGGGACCATTGATATTTTTCATTACCAATGTTATCTTCCAATACATTAATTACTTCATCGCATAAACCTTTATCTAAAACACTTTTATAAATATTAATTCCTAGAGCCGGATTTTCTACTATTAGATTATCTTTCCATGCTCTAGGATTAATTCTATTTAAATGTGTTTCTGATCTATCTTTATTAAGCCAATCAGACACAATATCTCTCAATCTATCTTGTCATAAATCCAACACTACTTTGTATTACTATTGGCATATCACATTCAATGAAATATACCTCAGTTTCTATACCCTCTATTTTTTCTAAAGACTCTATATCTATAAATTCTTTATTTTCATAGTTAAATATTTTAAACGAATTGTCTATATTTGATACATTCTCAAAAAATACTCTTCCATCTTTTTTAACTAGAAGATTATGATGATTTATATATGATTCATCATTTATTTTAAAAATATCTGTTTGCTCTATATGGCTTTCAATATTTTTAATATTAGTATCTAATTCTACTATATTAGTCATAAATTCTGAATTTAATTCTATTGGATTTTGTATAGAATTTAATTCATCAAATTCTATTGAAGCCATAGAGTCTTCATTTGCTAGATATTTATCTGTTAAATATCCATACTCTGATGTTAAATAAATAACATTTGTAGTTTGGTCTATTATGTTTGTTGGAGCAGTTTTGAATCTTGGGCCAAACGCTGGTGGGAAGAATGGCGGGAAGAATGGCGGGAAGAATGGCGGGAAGAATGGCGGGAAGAATGGCGGGAAGAATGGAAAGTATGGAAAGTATGGAAAGTATGGGAAGAATGGAGGAAAAAATGGAGGAAAGAATGGAAAAAATGGTGATGTTGTTGTAACACTAGATGAATATGCAGACCATTCTCCTAGACCATTAGCGTTTTCTGCACGAACTCTATATTGCTGTGATGTTGCTGCTTCCTGTGCGACTGTTACAGAGGTAGATGTTGTGTTTCCAGATTTAGCATCATTACTTTCCCAATAATATCTTATTAATGCCTTTCCTCCAGTACCATTAGGGGCAGACCAGGAAACGCTGTCTTGGTTTGGATTAGGAGAAGTTGCAGTTGGAGCAGACATTGTTGCTGGAACTCCAGTAATAGAAATTGCTGTACTGTTTGCAGAGTTCTGAGAATTTCCACTAGAATTGCTAGCAATTACATAAAATTGCATAGTTCCAGAACCTGGAGTTGGTAGTCCTGTAATGATTATTGGTGAAGAAGATCCAGTTGCTGTATACCCGCCAGTTGTTGAATATACTGTATATGAAGTTGCTGGAGGGGAATTTGCTGGAAGAGTAAATGCTACAGATGCTGCTCCGTTATTGAATGCTCTATTTGTACCTACATCTGTAGCAACAACGTTGGTTGGGGTAAATGGCTCAAGGAAGTCGTTCTGCTGTAAAGACCTTCCTCCGATTTCCTTTTTTGCCATATTATCTCCTAAGTATCAACAATCAGTATATCACACTAGGCTTTAAGATCGCCATAAACAAGCCAGGTATTAGATGATCTTTTTAATAGAGTACAGGATGACCATCTTGTTCTTAATTTAAGTCCAGGTGTAGAGTTTACTGTAACTCCTACCGCTCCTGCAATTGTTACTTCTCCTGTGTTAATTTGAATAACATCGATGCTTGAGCCTACTGGATAACTTAATGTCGAATCTGCTGGTATTGTTACTGTGGTTGCAGATGTACTATCCATTTCAATAATATTATCTCTTAATGTAAGAGCATCAAGGGTATAACTTGAAGTCTTAGAAATAAATGATGATATTGATGGTACTCCAACTTTAGTTTGAGTACCATCAGAAAATGCTACACCAGAACTTGCTGTAACGAGTCCAGAAAATGTGGGAGCATTTACTGTAGATACTTGTGTTCCAGAAACTGAGATATTCGTACCAGCAGTTATTGATCCAGCACCAGAGAACTGGGTAAATGTTATTGGATCAGAACCTACAGTACCTACAGTTTCTACCTGTACCCATCCTGTATTATCATTAACAGTTCCTCCAGTTACGAAAACAAAGTCCCCGCCGTCGATTTCTGAAGGAGAATTAAAATCATCTGCTCTAACCAATGCTGTTCCATTAAATACATAAATACCATTTTGAGATGCGGTAGATTGGTTTTTAACAAGAACCCTCATGTTTGTGGTAAGCGTCACATTGTCAATAGAGGCGGGAGGAGATGAAAGATTAGAAATATTAGTTGTTGTAGCAGTAGCACAAGATGCATGAATATGAAGACCTTCTGCTGTTGCATCAACATATTGCTTGGTGGCAGCATGTAAAGATTGTGTTGGGTCTGCATGTAATGTGATAAATCCTGTAAATGTGTCTCCTGATAAATCAGCCTTGCCATCAACAGTATCTGATAATGCTCCCAATGCTGCTTCTGTAGCAAATCCCGTCTGTGCAGGAACTTTAATTGCTACGTCTACCCATTCAGTTCCTGTCCATACTTTTATTGGTTTAGCCATAAAACAATTATACCCTAACCGAAAATAGTAACGTAGCCATTGCCAGATTGAAATCCAGATGTTTGAACTACTGATGTTGCAGAAGCAGTAGCCCAACTAGAACCATTGCCTCCAAATCCTGAGCCACCAGAAACTGTTGCTCCACCGCCGCCGCCAAAGTACCCTGCCCCTCCTCCTGCTCCTGGATATACGTTAGATGCAAATGCGTTGGACTCTCCATTTCCTCCTGCTAATGCAGAGCCATTAGTATGATCATTATTACCTCCAGAGCCAGTACCCCTTGCTCCTCCTGCAGAAGTAGTTCCATTTGATCCGTTACCTCCTGCTCCTACCCCTTTCCCGCCTCCTGCGCCTGCAATAATTAATGCATTAGCCTGATTTAAAGTAGAACTTGTAAAAATACCCGAATATCCGCCTCCTGAACCTCCTGTAGAAATACATCCTGGAACATTAGGCCATGTAGGGTTTCCACTTGAGCCACCTCCTGGCCAACCTCCCGCTCTTGCACCATATTGGTCTGATCCAGTATTAGCACATGTGAATGCTCCAATTCCTGCACCCCCAACCGCAATATGTAGAGTCTGTCCTGGAGTTACAGATAGTACTGCCTGAATTCTATTTCCAGCATTTCCTCCTCCTGGGACAGTATTGCTACCTCCTCCGCCTGCGCCTCCTGCCAGATCTACTTCTATTGAGGTTATTCCAGTCGGTACGACATATGTTTGTAAAGATCCGGTATATGAAAAAGTAATAAGTGCTGTATACCATTGACTCCATACGCCATTGACCCTGACCCATCCGTTTCTAGGCTTTTTCCACACGCCACCTACTCTGATATGGGGCGTAACAGTTTTCCACACGCCACCTACTCTGATATTACCTGGCATTTAATTCCCAATCTAATAGATCTTCGTTCCAGGAGAAGCGACCTGAATTTATATTTATTGTTATTTCATCATTTGATATGATGACATCATCTTCTGGATATGATTTTGGAGGAATCCAACTTCCATCTATATTAAGAATCCAGGATGGAAATGGTTTTTCAGAAACTACTGGCTCCCACTCTTTATTGCCTTCGTTCCAGAATGTCAATATATCTGTTGGTCTATCTTTTGGAGGTTGCCAATTAGCACCGTCCCATATCCAAGAATCGAATGGTTTTGGAGGTCTATATTCTTTACCATACATTTTCCAACCAATCCATGGAACATTATTTATAGACTCAACAGCATATAAATTGGTCATATTTTGTGCTTCTTCTTTAGAGTCTGCTAAAACAGTAAGTATAAAATTTTGTCCATTATGGCAGGCGAATACTGTCATAGAATAATTATACTACACATAAACAAACCACACATCTCCATCTGCTCCTCCAGTTGGATTAGATGTTGACATGGTTATTTTTCTTACTCCCGCTGACCCTGCTGAAGTAGGAGATGTTACATTTGTAACAGTACCCAGAGTAGTTATATTCGTAGATCCTGCCCATGTAGATAGTGCAGTATTTTCAACATTAGATAACCCAACAGATGTTTTATCTAAGGTCTGCCAACTTTTATCTCCGCGCCAATACTGCCCAGTTGTCCCAGATGTAATAGAATTTTCTTTACCAGATAAAGATGAATTAATATTTGATATAGATGTTGATATTGTTGATGCATAGTTTGCATCATCTCCAATAGCAGCGGCAAGTTCATTTAATGTATCAAGCGCAGATGGGGCGCCGTCTAAAATTACAGACCCTGTACCTAATAAATTTGCAATATCTCTTGATCTAGAAGTCATAGTTTAATTATATCCTATTATAATTCTTGTATAGGTTGTACTGGACCCATGTCTTTCCAGGAAATGCTTTCTTCATCCCAGAACCAGGATCTGGTGTCATCATTTGGCACTCCTATTGGTGGAACCCAGGTGTTATCAATTAATATCCATGATGGATACGGGCTTGGCATAATAATATTATTATTTTCTATAATACAACCTTCAAATACCTCTTCTTCAGATTCAACAATATCAAACTCTGAGTCTTTAAACTCATCTAATGTCGTACATGAAGATATTGCTGCATCCATATTGTCAGCAATAATAACCCTTTTTATTATATTGTTTTGTATAATTGCAAACTTCATATTAACTCCTTTATAGCCATGCGATATATATTACACCTGGAGATCCAGATCCTCCACCCACACCATTCCAGAAGCCGCCGCCGCCGCCAGCGCCATACCCTGTACCATTGCCTCCCCCCGATCCATTACACCTACCACCTTTTCCTATTTCATATCTACCAGCAGGCCACTCTTGTACCTCTCCGCCAAGTCCCGCCGTGGTAGATCCACATATAACTGGAGTCCCATATCTTTTATGACTTTCATATTGTGCCCCTGATGGAATATAGTTTGCTGCAGACGCGAAGGAGCCATTCAGACTAGAATAATTTCCTAATTTTGTTTCTCCAGAAGTATTAGAGGCTCCATGTGCTATAGCAGCACTTACTGTAGATATTTCTGAGCCAGTAAGAAGTACATTATGAACTATATTTACATGTCCAGTTCTTCCTCCTCCTCCCACAGATGTTCCTCCTGCTGAAGCACCACCATTCATACCCCCTCCTACTAAAACTAAAGTAGCCCTACCTGATTTACTTGGAGTTATTCCAGAAGAAGTTATTACTTCAAAGTTGGTCTTAGTGCTTTCTAATAAATCATTACCGATGAATTCCAGAGAAACTTGTACTGCTGGGGTGATTGAAGATATTGTTCCATCTTCACCTGTGGCAGCAACCCTTCTCTCTATCCATACTGAAGTGGCACTAGAAGAAACAACAAGGTAGGATGCGCCGCCAGTTACCGTTATATTCGATCCAACAAGGGTTCCATTATCGTTGTATGCCCTTATATCTAAGTCTGTAGTGGCGGGATTTGTACTTATCTTCCATGTTCCTCTTTTTAAATTTACATAGACTCCATAAGCAGTATTAGTATTGCTTACAGTATTTATAGAAAATTTTTCGGAAGTAGATCCTAATATACTTATTGCCATTAAGTAATTTCAACCCCAGTTATGTGAATAGTTAAGGCAGATCCTGTTGCTGCCCCACCCTTAATTGTTTGAGTAGTATTTAATGCTTGCTTGAGATCTATAACGGAAGCAGTATTTGCAGGAATAGTTGTTCCAGAAAGAATTGCTACGTCATTTAATGATAAAGTTACTGTTGTATCGCTTCCTGTGATATTTGTAACAACGATATTGGTTATTATAGTAGTTGTTGAGGAAGGAACTGTATATAGAGTAGTTGA